TGTATACTTTGCCAAACCAGCTATTGTATACGTCAGCAGTGGTTTCAGAACCGGAACGGCACTTTACCAATCCGTTCGGCAGCGGTGTTGCAGACAATTTCAGCGTATCTGTCTGCGGTGTCTTTGTGGCTTCTGTGGTCTTGCCTGCCACAGACGGACGGGAAGCACTGCAATTGTACAGCCAGTGTCGGATGTGCTTACGGTCGCCCTTGAACTGGAATCCAAGTGCAAACTCTTCCAGCTGTGCATCAGCATTCTCAATCAGTACGCCGTTATTGTCCTTGGTCTGATTCAGGATGTCTGTAGCAAATGACTCCGGAATCATTGCAATTTCCAGATCACCGTCATAGCCGTTGTTGTTATTGATAACGAAATACACGCCGTCATCTGCGTAGAAGTTCTCCGGTTCGCCGTTGGCATCCATGGACAGGTTGACAGCACCCGGAATTTTGACCGGTGTTGCATAGGTGATTTCTCCTGCTTCGCTCACTGTCTTTTTGGCGTAGACAACGTTTTCCAAACCGTATTTCACTTTGTTTGGGGTATTAGCCATTGATAATCAGCTCCGTTTCGTATGTGATTTCATACATCTTTTCCGATGCGATATAGGTTTCTTCCTTGGTGTACACAATGCCGTTCTGTTCCAGCACCTGTTCCACCATTGCTTCTGTTTGCAAGTCTTTTCTGTCGGTATATAAATCTATTTGCAGGGCAGTGATCTTCTGGTAAACGCTGTCGTCTGCAAGAAAATCATTCTGTTCCGGATAGTCAAACACGATCCACGGCAATTCCGGTACGTTTTCTTCGTCCCAGTGATGATAGGTGTACGGCAGACCAATTGCATCAAGCAAATATTTGATAGATTCATAGGTCATGTGCCGTTCTCCAATCGCCGCTTTACGGTCTCTACAAATTCTTCAGTATACTCTGCTTCTGCCGGTCTGATATGTTCAATACCGTCTACCATGCCGCCATTCCGCTTTGCGTGTCCGTATTCCAACAGATGGGCAATTTGCGGCTTGTTCTTGTTGTGGACAACTGCCGTCTTGATCAGACTGCCAGTTCCTCTGCGGTCTACCAGTTTGCACGTCCAGCCGTTTCGGTACAGTTTCCGCTTTGATCCGCCTTTCGGGGAACTTTTCCGCAGTGCCTTTGCGCAGGCTTCACCGGATTTTTCGGCTTCTTCGTTTAGCACCTTTACGGCATGATCGCCGTAGTCTGTCAGAATCTGTGCGATTTCATCAGCCACCTGTCCGTAGTTGACGCTGCCTTTCATATGGCTCATGGCTGCACACCGCCTTTCTTTTTGACATACAGTTCCAGTGTGTCGTTTTTCCCTTGGTACGTTCGGTATACGCTGTAGCGGCTGCCGTTGTACTCACAGACTGTTTCACCGGCATAGTCCGGTGCAAATACGGTGAACCGGTATTCCGGCTTAATACCGTTCCTGCCGGCTTCCAGCCACTCCATACCGGATACACTGGACACATTGCAGAATACTTGTCGCTTGGATTCGTCCTGCTGCTTTTGAATGCCGTCTGCACCCTTGGAGATACTCTGCCGGATCAAAATCAGTACATCACTGCGATCCACTCGAATCCCTCCAATCTGTGTATCCGGTAGCCATGGACAACTGTGCCTTTTGTTCATCGTAGGATGCTTTCAGCCGGTCGTAATCGTCCGGCTGTCCGAAATTCATCCGGCAGTAGGTGACAATGGCACGACTGACCAGATGGTCTGTTTCTTCGGTTTCTGATACACCAGCAATGCCCAAATCCAGCTTTGCCGCTGCAATCAGATCTAGGATTTCATCGTCAAACGCATCGGTGCAGACACGCAGTGACAACTTTGCCTTATCCAGCATTGCCATGGTGCATCACTCCTCATTCGCCAGTGGTTTTGAATGTTACCTTGACAAATGCCTTGGGATTTTCCAGACCGGCATCAAACAGGGAATAACCGCCAACGACAGTGTTGAACGTCTTTGATTCCTGCTGATTGGAGATGTACAGCTCCTCAAAGTTGTTCGCCAACAGACTGGACGGCACGCCGACATAAGCGGTGTTGTCCGCTACATTTTCATCGATCTTGACGGCTGCACCATAGATATAGCCTGCAATTTTCGGATCACTTGTCTGATCTGGCAGGAAGATCGGTCGCTTGTTTGCGTCCTGAATGCCAAACAAACCGTTCCATACAGTGTTGCTGTTGGCATAGACGCATCTTACGCCTTCTTCCTTTATCTTTGCCATAATGCTACGGATCGCCGCATCATCGTATGCCTGATTGGTCAGCACATTGTCAGTATCAATGCCATAGGTGGTGCTGTCCAGCTGTGTGATGCAACGCTTGTCCTTTGCATTACCGATACGCCGTGCCAGATGTTCTGCGATCCATGTTTCAAATGCAGCAATAGACTGCCATGTCATCTTTCTGGTGATGACCAGATGCTTTTTGATTTCTACGCCATCCAAAGACAGCTGATCCCATGTGTCCTGTTCGTCATCGTTTGCCACACCTTCGGCAGTTTCTTTGGCATCACCCTGTTTGATAGCCTTGATTCGGGGAATTGCAAAACCGCTTGTCATGCCGGACTTGGTAGCATCGGAATAGATTGCAGTAGACGACTGTACCAGGTCAACAATGCGGTTCATGATCTCTGTCGGGACAGGTGCAGCAGTGTTTGCTGTTGTCATGGTATATGCCGCACGTTCCTGCTTGGTCATTTCGCCCAGCAGATGCACACCGTCACGCACGGCCATGTTTTTCAGCCATGCTGTGCGGTATTCCGGACTGTTGCGATTGTAGGACTGTTCTGGTGTGTCGGTGTTGTCTGCGGCAAATGCTCTGGTGACAGTACCCTCCGTGCCTGCTGCTACACGGCTTCTCAGCTGTGCTTTCCGCTGTGCCACATCGTGCAGTTGCTTACGCCGTGCTTCCAGTGCGTCCACCTCGCTTGTCAGTGCGTCAATGTCGGCGCTCTCGGATTCCATCTCAGTGCGGATCGCCGCAATACGCTGCTCTACGCCCTCAATAGTCAATGCTCTGATTTCTTCCGGTGTCATATCTCATACCTCCATAAGTCTTAGTTTGAGTTCCAGTTTCTTTCGTTTGCGTATGTGATCCAGTGCTTTTTTGCGCTCCGCCGCAATCTCTCTGATCAATCCGTCAGAGATACTGCGTGCACTGATCTGTGTGGCATCATTGGCAGGGATAGATACTGCACTGACATCGTACAGTTTTCGGATTTTTGTGATAGTCCGTGTCACCGTAATGGTGTTGTGTTCCTTGTCCTCCACATACTCCGATTTCTGTTCGCCTACTACAAATCCAAACGACATTTTTGTCGTGTAGCCACCCTTGATTTCTTCGTACAGCTGATTGCCGATGGTCGTACCAGACAGATCTGCCCGGAAATACAACCCGATGTTGTCCGGGTTGAGTTCCAGTGTCTTGTTTGACGTTCTGGCAAACACTCTGCCCCTGTGGTCATACTGCATGATCACGTCAGACATATCGCAATCATCAAATGCTCTGCTATCGATCTGCTCATAAACCTTGTAATCTCCGAAATCATACAGCAGATATGGTTGATTGAATGTTGTTGCATAGCCGTCTGCAATCATGCCGGAATCATTATCGGAATTGCTGCGCACGGAAAAACTCTGCATCAGCCGGTATTCCCGTCCGGCACTGAGCCGCTGCATCAGTTGTTCCATTTCCTGTTCTGTCATTGTTCCACCTCGTCTTTCTGGTTTTCTTCGGCATCTTCCAGTTCCTCTGTGCACTTGTACTCGCCACGAATGGTGCGGACATCGCCGCCTTCCACTGGTGCTGCGTTGAATATCTCACGCACTTCATTGACGGAAAAGACACCTCTGTCCATCATCTGAGATGCCACTTTCAGTTTTTCTGTGGTGGACATATATTGCAGCCGGTTAGATGTCAGCATGATGCCGTTCCCGTTGGTGCGTTCCACAGGTGTGTAGACGCATTTCGTCATCACATCGGAAAACTGTATGGCAAACGGTTCTATGCAGCCCTCGTAGAACGCCTGCCACGCATCGCCGTATGCCTTGCTTTGCAGCACCTCTTCATTCACGCCAAAATAGCTGTATACGTTGTTCTGGATCTGTGCCGCCTGCTCTTTGTCTACCGTGTAGGACGTTTGGGACAGCTGCTTGATGTCGCTGTAGGTATTCGGGAACAGCAGGATTCCACCGCCGTCCGCTTCAAAATTCTCCCGTGAAAATCGCTTTCGCTCTTTCGCAAGGTCTTCCGGTTTGGTGAAATTGTTGATTCTCGCCATGAACCGGTAGGTGTTGCTGTTCTTGACTGCTTCGGTGATCGCCTGATTCTGCAAGTGGATCAGCTCCATGGTCGGGGTCAGAGCCGCATTGCTGCTGCCGAAGAAATCGTCTTGATACTGAAATTTGGTCAGTATCCCACAGCTGAGCAGTTCCACCGCTGCCGTTTCTCCCGAAGAAAACCGATACCGTAGAAACGGTTCGCCGTGTACATCAATGATGCTGCACTGTGACGGCAGCACGGGATAGTATCCGGTGATTTCATCGTATGCTCCGAACACAGGGACAATAAACGCCGTATTCTGCATATCCAGAATGGTGGACAGGCGATAGAGAAACTGTCCCCACGTCTGCCACTCGTTTGGGCTTTGTTTCAGTCTTGTCCGCAGCTTGGGCTTTGCCGTGCCCATGATGTCTGCTTTCAGTTTGGAAATGTGCCTTGCCCGGACATCAATGGCAGACCGCACAAGTGCCGATTCGTATAGACACCCGTGCCAGTTGGTGAATACCGGTGCATATCCGGTCAGCGTGCGGAAATACGATGCAGCTGCCGCAGTGGATTTCGATGGACGATTGCCCCATAATTTTTGAAACAGCCCCATGTACTCACGCTCCGTTCTGTAGCTGTATGCCGTATTGGTCGTAGTATTTCTGCCGGACAGTGAAGGCATCTGCCAGAGCCACACAGCCGTCAATGTGTGCGTTGGCAGACAGCTTTACCAGCTTGCCCCGTCCTCGTTCGTTGTTCATTTTGATTGCTGCATTCAGCAGATGCAGCTTTAACAGGTCATTGTCACCGATGCAAATTTTTTTGTCCTTGAACAGTCCTTCCATTTCCAACAGCACCGGATAAAGGTTGTCACCCTGATACACATCATCGGTGCAGAAACCATACGTTTTCAAGTCCTGAATCAGATACTGTGCAGAATAGCGGTCGTATCCCACCATTAGCGGATAGATCTCATACTGTTCGATCATGTCGCATAGCCAACGATAGCAGTCATGATAATCCACAAAGTTTTCGCCGGACAGTTCCAGCAAGCCACGCTGCACATAGATCTGATAGGGGACACCGTCCCGTGCAGTGGCTTCCTCCAGTTTTTCCGGTGGCAACCAGAACTTTGCAAACACATACAGCACACCGTCTTTTTCAATGACGATCGTTGCTGCTGTCAAGTCCGTAGTCTGTGACAAGTCTACGCCGGCAACGCAATAGCTGCCCCGGAATTCTTCCAGATGCAGCGGCTTTCCGCAGGCATGTTCCACCGCCGTTGCTTTTAGCCATGCCTGAGAACTGGACTGCTTGATGTTGCAGTATTTCGTAAGAAATTCCGCTTTCTTGGACAAGCTGCCCTCTGCAACTGCGATTTCTTCCAGCATATAATCTACTGAAACAGATACACCCAGATTCGGGTTAGATTTTCGCAGTTCGTTGATGTCGTTCCACTTATCAATGTCATCGATCATGTACAGCAGGGGAAACAGCCGCTTTTCCTTGCTGTCGCCTTTCAGAAATCGGGTGCACCGCTTGATCAGTTCATCATAAATGCCGTCATTGACGTATCCGGAAGTAGAGCAGCTCAGCAACAACGGCTGCCGTCTGGCTCCCAGTGCCGATTTCATGACCTCATACTGTTTCAGTCCGGCATCTCCCACCCAGCTTGCAATCTCATCACAGATGACCAGATGCGGATTGAATCCATCAGACTTCTTAGCGTTAAATGCAATTTTCTTGACGCTGCTGTTGGTGGATTCCACATAGTAGTCAGACTTACGCCGCTTGATCAGATCCATTAGTTCCGGTTCGCTGGAAATGGTCTGCCAAATATCGTGATAGACAATATCTGCCTGATCCAGCTTGGGAGCAACGCAATATATACGGGCACCATATTCGCCGTCCATGAATAGACAGTACACAGCAATGCCGGACACAAACAGTGTTTTGCCGTTTTTTCGCCCGACAACAATCGGGACTTCCCGAAACTGCCGGTTGCCATTGTGATCCAGAATGCCGAAGATGACCGAAACGCAGGCACGCTGCCACAGTTCCAACCGGAGCAGCTGCGGTGCAAGTGAACCCTCACTGTGGTGGCAGAAACTTTCAATGAACCGAATCGCACGAGAAGCTTTCTTTTGGTCAAAGGTAAATTCGCCGCTTTCCAATCCATGTATCACATAGCGATACGCCAGCCGTACCCATTCGCCAACTGGGATCGTGCCGTCTTCGATTTGCTGATAGTAGGCGTAAATGTCATTCGTCATTTGTAAATGCGTCCAGCTTGGATTTCTTCTGTTCCGGCGGCAGCATCTTATCTAGCTTCTCAATGATCGTGGTGTAATTTTTCAGAGAAGTGTTGTAGGCGGAGATTTCCGCACTGGCTTTCTTGCCGGATTGTGCCTTGCCGTTCTGGTAGGTGTCCACACACCCTTGACTGTTGATCTCGGTTTGCAGATCTTCCAGCGTGACTTTCAGGAACGCTGCATTCTGGATCAGCGGCGTGACGATTTCCAACTTGTTGGCAGGCAGGGCAGCATACAGTTTCAGCAGTCTTGCGTTTTCTTTTCGGATTCGGTTCTTTACGGTCACTTTCGGACATCTCCTTTCCGGACACACCCCTTACGCACGCATGGAGAGGAAAATTGACCTCCACCCATCGGTCTCCAAGAGGGTATCTCAAATTTCAGAATAGGGGGGACTACCAACGAGCCGAAACGCTGCCGTCTGCATTGATGCGGCAGCGTTTGCCGCCGTGCAGTGCGGCATGACAGTCACGGCAGACCAGCTGCAAGTTATCCCAGCACAAGGACACAGCTGGATCATGGATATTGTCCGGTGTCAGATGCACCTTGTGGTGTACGATTACGCCGGCAGTGTGCAGCCCTCGTGCAAGACAAGGTTCGCACAGTCCACCCACGGATGCGGCATATGCATCCCGGCAGTCACGCCATCTACGGGACTTGTAAAAGGCTTCTGCAAATGCTTGCATTGCAATCCTCCTAATACAAATACCGGCACGTTTCCGTACCGGTATCTTGGTTTCTATACTCATTATACGCAAAACAGGACTGCCAATCAATGACAACGAGTGCCATTTAGTGACAACTTTTCCAGAGCGTCCGCATGGCGGCGTAAGATTGTCCGCACAGAGTAGTGCATTTCATCTGCGATCTGCTCCCAACTCTGAAAAATAATATACCGCCGAATCAGCACAGCTTCCAGTTCTGGATCTTCCAGTGCAGCAATGCAATGTTTGATTTCTTGTTCTGTCTGCTTCACGGCCTGCTCTGTGTTAATACACTCATTTTCTGTATACTTTCCGCATATCGTCATAGCTTCCAGCTTTTGTGTTTCGTGCAGGCAGCGTTGCAGCCATTCTTTTTTCTTTGCCTGTTCCTGTGTCATGGCTTCACCTCCGACCTGCTCTTTGGGTGTAATCTTCATTGCTTCCTGCTTTCTTTGTGCATAACCCAATTCCCAACCACAAGAAAAATTTTTTTTCATTCTTTTTTCGTACTCTTCTTGGGTTAGATCACAGTAGTCAGTTGTGGCTGAGAAAACACAAAATAACGTTACAAAGACAGTGATAATAATTATGATGGCTGTTTTCATTTTACTCCCTTCGATTGCGTTAAAACGTCACTGTTGCATTTAAGACCGCCGCTGCCATCCAATAGACCGCTCGTCTGTAGTCCTTATGCCACAGACACACTGCCGCCGCACCAACGTCCAGCAGGATCATGGCGATTGGCAGTATTTGCGTGGTGTTGATTTTGGTCATGGTTCACACTCCTCAATCTTTGCACCGCAGTTTGGACAATAGTTAAATGTGTATTCGTAGTGTGTTGTATCGTCCATATCCTCGTCGTACCTGACCTCTACCCAATCTTGCAAAACAATTCCGCAATGAGAGCAAATCAGCTTGTCGCACCACGCTACAGCGCTTAAATTTGTTGCGTGTATCGGCGTTGTACTTTCTGGCAGTTCGTTTGTCCGACGATTCCACGCTTCAGCGGCTTTCTCGTTTGCACAATATTCCACAGACATTCCAAATTTGTCTGTTTCAGCGCCACATTTTGAGCATCTAACGTAAGATAGCCTACGGGAGCTATCTATGAGTTTCGCTTCGCCGCCGCAGAATGGGCATAGCTTCAATTTAATTTCACTCATCATCTTACCTCCACTGATTTACTTACCATAACGCCTTACACAGCCAAACAGCACCGCACATCAGAATGGTTGCCACTAACACCGTCTGTGCAGCTTTGTCATTGCCTGTCCTGCTCAAAATTTTTGCGATCAACAAGCCACTCAACCCAAGCAGAATACTTGTTGCCGTTATCCTTTCCATATTGCATTTACCTCCGTACCATGATTTCTTCCGCCGTTTCCGGCTCATGTTTTAATCCGGCAATCAGCGCGTTCAAACAGTCTCTTGCTTTCTCGTATTCTCTCCGTGGCCGTTTGCGCAGTTTTCTGCTTCTTCGATCTTTCTCGCTGTGGGAAGCATGTCCTCGATCAGGCGGATTCCGCCAATTGCCCAGATCAGAGCAATGTCCGCATGTGTCACAATGCCGGGGTAAAAAATGTACACATAGTGGATCTTCTCAAATTCTTCTTCCGTGAACGGTTTGTCTGTCAGTCTTTTGAATTCTTCTTGCAGCATTTGTCTGCTCCTTTCTGCATATCTCGGTCGTAATATTCTGCCATGTATCTTCCGTAACTTACGCCGTAGGCAGCTGCCTGTTTGATGCACCAGTTCAGCGTGCCTTTCTGCGGTTTCTTTTTCGCCATTTCATTTCCTCCGTTTCTTGTACAGATCCCATTTTACTTTTCTGGCGGATTCTGCGAGAAATACGGTCGGGTCTGCAAGCTGCTCCTGCTTTCGATTCTCCCGTATCTTCTCACGCTGCTTTGCGTACCGGATATATCGGTCACACATACTATGGCAGCCGATTTCACGCTCCGGACAGTTCTTGCATGGTGCAGTCATGGTCAACCTCCAGATTTCGCATCACTTTTTTCAGGTTCATCAGCTGCCATTTTCAGCAGCCGCTTTAACTTCTCATTTTCCTCTTGCAACTCGATGATATATTCATCTTTGTGATCACAATGCACACAGCACAATCCAGAGATATTTGCAAGCGGACTTTTGATTTTCGGGTTGGTTCTCCATTTATTATCCAATCGTCTGTTCCATTTTTCAGCATATTCTCCGATATATCCAGCGTCTGGGTTTGCGTCTCCTGCTCCAATGACAAAGGACATATTGATTTCGTCCAATATGCAGTTTTCTTCGTGATAAATGTCATAATCTTCATGCAAATAATACTGCTGTACAACTTGCTTTCCGTATTTGTTCGTGTGCGTTTCCCTGTAAAAAACCATCTTTCTGCCGCAAAACGGGCACGGACTCAGTTTTTCACCTAGATTCTTTATTGGTTTCTCGCCGTCCTCGTTTTCTATTTGCCGCTTGTTCCAGTCCAGACAAGCCCTATACTTATTCTCGAATCGATTTTCCCAGATTCCACATTTGCTGCAAAACAGCCTGTAACAATGCTTAGGGTTAGGGACATTGTCAATATTCACAGTATCTGATATTTTCGGAACAGCACCGCATACTGCACACCGCATCAGATGTTCCACCAGTTTTCCCATGTTACCACCTCTCTTGTCCTTTGGGGCTTGATGCCATTGCTTCTGAAATATCCATGATTTGCACATACAGTCCGGGGTGTTCCTTGTGCCAGATCTTTTCGATGTGCTCTCTGGCAACCAGGGCATCATCTTTCCAGTATCCCAGATCAGTCATGACATCCTTTAGCGCCTTGTCCAGATTGTCTGTGTCCGGTCGGGTGGTCTTATACTCACCGTCAAAATGCGCCTTGCCCTTGTATGGAAACCGCCATGTGACATACAGTGCAACAGCTCCGGTCAGCGGTTTTCTGGGCGCATGGGGAGCAAGTACCAGACGGAGCAGCTGTTTCGCCGCTTTTGCCTGTTTGCTTTCGTATACAATCACTCTGCCGTTTTTTTGGGTGTACTGCTTTTCTTGGGCGGTGGAACGTGGCGGGTCAAACTGTACGTTGATTTCCATGGGTATCCTCCTGCTCTGTGTCAAACATCATTTGTCCGTCTAAAATTCCTGTTTCCATCCACCAGTCAAAAACGCCCTGTGCCGTCTTTTGTTGAAGTGGTTTCATGCCGGTTGCTGCACGTGCCTGCATCATACGTTCGATTGCATGTAGGTACGCCCTTTTGTAAGTTGGATAACGTGCAAACTCTAACTCTCTCGTTTTACGTCCAGCCATAGGACAGCCGATACAACCGATTCGTTTGAATCCTTGATGATATAATGGATTGATGCAGAGGTGTTCTTGTTCTATGAACTGGTAAATATCATGATCTGTCCAATCTATAACGGGGTTTGTTGCTGTCTTTGCACGCATTTGGCAACGTTCCACCCATTGCCGCTTATCATCATTATCATTTGTCAAGATGATTTTATCATTGTGTTTTTTTGTAATAACTTCCTGAACGCCCCTCTTACGGCGTTTGACACTCTCTACCCATCTGACACCAGTTGCGATGTGCCTATGATCTCCCGCAGGCTCTTTTAAGACTGCACAACAGTAGCGGATAATTCTTGTCGGAAGAAACTTCTTGTGCGGTATCAACTGCCACATACTCATTTTAGGCTTATTGATTTCGCATGGAATCCCCATTTCTTCCAGCTTTTGAAATTTTGCTCTGATGTGCCGTATGGTTTCGGGTGCATCAACAGTTGTCAGGCTATGTTGTACTTCGTAGCGTATCCCTGCTCTGTGTGCCAGTTCTAGCAATACATCGCTATCTTTTCCGCCGGAATAACAAATCATCAGCGGCTTGTGATAATACTGTTCTGACATCATTGCCGCCAATTTCAAGCGTTCGATTGCCAATTGCTCCATGTCCATGACTGCACTCACCTCAATCTCCAATTCTTTTCGTCACTTCTCATTATCGCGAACAGATACCCGCCGCAGCGTTCCTTGATACGTCCTGCCAACGCCTTGTCCGCTGCAAGCAGATCACGGAAGATACGTTCACTGGAAATAATTGTGACCATGTTTCGAGTGTACCGTTCGTTCAGCAGCTCAAACGCAATGCTGATTTCTTTTGGATTTGTATCACTGACATTGCCGCCGATCGGCTTCAGGAAGTCGTCTATGTACAGCACTTGTGCCTGTGTCAGCTGCTGAAAACGTTCCTGTCGGGTAGCAAATTGGCTTAGATCGCGAAAAATTGTCTGCCACATCTCATACCGCACTTGCAATCCTCTCTGGAGCAGGACACCACAGACAGCTGTACACAGATGCGTTTTGCCTGCTCCGCTTTGTCCGCCGATATACAGCCATTGCGGACGGTTCTTTTCAGCATAATGCATCACGTTTTCTTTCAGTGCAGTTTGCCAGTCCTCTTTGCACTGATATGCATCAAAGGTTTTGGTGCGTATTGTTTCTGCCAGTCCGGACTGTGTGATGTTGGACTGATTCTGCCGGATCGCCATGCACTCACAGATACGGTGCATTTCTACGCCGTCCTGCAAGTAGGCGATATTGCCCTTGTTCCGGCACTTAGGGCAATCATATCCGGTAAGGCTGCCCCGTGATTGATTGTACCAGTCACACCGCATCTTGTCATAGGATTCCGGTGTGATTTCGGCATCAGAATTTTGTTTCCCAGCGATCTGCAACAGGTTCTGAATTGCTTCCATACTTTTCACCTCCACGGTTCCACTCACTCCGCTCCCACGTCCTCACGGCTGCTTTCCAGTCTTTCATGGGAGATTTCCCCACACGCCAGCCGTTGGATTCGTAGTAGTCGTAAAAGCGTTCTGCATCTACACCGTTCTGCCTGCTCTGACAGTAAGCTCTGATTTCTTCCAAAGTCGGTTTCACAAATCGTTTTGCTTTGGGAGGGTGTGTGTCAGTCGGCTTGTCCGACTGTGCACCTGTACTCTCCCTCTTATCTACTCTTATCTTCTCTACTCTACTCTTCTCTACGTTACCTGTAACGTTGCAAAGCGTTTCTCCTGTGTTACATTGTAACAGTTCAGGTGTTTCTGCTGTACAGGGCAATGCAACAGTAACTTCTGCTTCCAGTTGCTCCTGCTTCTGTTTTTCACGGAATTTCCGTACTCTTTCCGCACTGCTGCTTTCTGAGCCAATGGCTTCACTGGCTTCCGGCATAAAGTAAACTGATTTACTTTTTTCAATCAGCTTTCCGGAACGCATCAGGAAACCAAGTGCCACTCTGACGTTTTCTTCATCTTCGTCCAGTGCAAGTGCCAGCTCGTCCGCAAAGTCGTTTTCGATGCCCTCAAAGTAGAGTTCGCCGCCTGTCTGAATGCTCATGAGCATCATTTTCAGATAGATGACCACATAGGTGTCACCGCCTGCGATCTTCCGCATTTTCTTCATGACCTTATCTCGAAAGAAGTCCTCTTTCAGTTTCAGCCAGTAATATCGTTTTGACATGATGATACCTCCTTTCGTTCTACCTTGCAGCCGTGTTCCTCTGTCCAGTCACAGTTGCTTTCCGGACAGATACTGCACAGCAGCATGGATTCACCGCAGAATGGGCAGTGCATGACATGTCCGTCCTGCTCCTCGTCCCAGTATACCGTGACTTCCTTGCCGCAGTGCGGGCATTCTTCGGTGACGAAATCCTGTTCACAATAGAAAGCCATTTCTTTTCCTCCTCCCTTGATTTATTTGTGGAAGTGCACTGATCTGCTCAATGCACCAGAAGCACCGGCACGGTGTATCGTGTAATCACGGGACGATATATAACCGTGCAGCTACAGGTAATAAGCCGCCTGTGGTCGCTGTTGCGTGTGTGCCAACGGATTCCGTTCGTTGTCTGACTGCCGGCAACTGGGCATGGCAGGGCATTCCGGAGCTGCACCGGAAGATGTGGGGTGATTATTCCCACATCATGACTGCATCGCCCGATATGCGGCGGTGTACTATACCGCCGCACGGAAAGGAGTACCTATGACATTGGAGATGCTGGGGCAGTGTGCCGGAGTTGCACCGGCAGTCTGGGGGGTGTCATTCCCCAGATATGACTGCATCACTGTATTTGCGGCGGCTGCCAGTACCGCCGCATAGGGGAGATAAAAAATGGAGGGTAGCCCCATTCGGGGCAGTGGAGAGCGGTTTTACGTCATGCTCAGGACGTGAAGCTTATCTGCGGGCTATCATCTCCCGCACTCTCTCGATAGCCTGATCAAGTGTCAGATACTCGTGCGGCTTCTCAGGCGGGTCTGCTTTCGGTATGCGTGACGGCTCATAGTAAACCCACCAAAAAAGCCGGCATACCGGTTCACTGGTGTCGATAGCGTAGACAGTGGCGAACATTTCACCCTTTGAGTAGTCAAAAGAAAGCCTGTCCTGCTCTGGCAGGACATCGTTTGCGATCAGTACGAGATCAAATAACATCTTCACCTTGTCGCGATTTTCTGCGGTCATGCTAACACCTCGTTATTTGTACATTCAGATTCTTCAGCAGTGGAGAGCGGTTTTACGTCACGCTCAGGACAGCGTGTCATTTTTCCAACAACAGATCTTTCAGGTGTTGCATCCGGCATTCCGCATGCTCATGCGTAGCAAATATTTCTACGGCTATTGTCTTTGTTTCTGCGACATAGCATACTCTATTTGATTTTTCACCGGCGATGATGGCCGCTACAGCATCTAAATTTATTAGATCGCCGTCGCTTAATTCAATCCACTTCATGCAGACACCCCCAAATACCACCGAACGAATACGCCGGTTGGAATCACAAAAGCACGGTTCAGTTTGCCGGACTGCCGGAATCCCAAACCGAACACACTGGATTGCTCCAACGCCATGCGAACACTGTCGGCATGGCAGCCAAACAGTTCTGCCACAACTGCAACCGGGATTTGTCTGGGGTATTTTTCGATGATCTCGGAGATCTTTTCATTGTCCTGTTCCAAAAATGATTGAATCTTTTCTTCTGCTTTCATGTCCTGCTCCTTCCTTGAAAATGTCCGCTTGTATGGGACTTCCGTGCTTGTCCAGCTGTGCAAATTGCTGGTGTGTTGTGTACCGGCATCCGGATTGACAAATGGCTTTGTTGCAAATGGTGTTCTTCTCTGGATTGCACAGGAATACGGGTTTGATGTATGGAATCCTGTTCATTCTTCAATTACCTCCCCATAGAGAAATTCTTCTAAGTTTTCCAGTGTTGCACCAAGTTCGGCAAGCTGCTTTCCTCTTTTTTCGTAGTACCGAAGTTGATACAGATACTGGCGGCGTTTGTACTTGATTCGCTGCTCTCTCTGTGCAAGCTTTACATTGTCAGAATCACGAAGGTTTTGAATCTCCATTTCTACTTGTTCATCAGTCATGTTCTTCATAAAAACTCCTTTCAGCTATCTATCCATTTTTCAGTGTTCTTCTCTGGATTGCATAGGAATACGGGCTTTGCATATGGTATCTTATGATTCATCGGATTCACCTCCTACAGAACCTAAAATTTCATCCGTTGTGCAGTGCAGGATTTCCGCCATTTTCTTCACGTTGTTCAGGCTTGGATTCCGTGTGCCTTTTTCCCATTGTGTAACAGCATTCGGCGTTACGTTTAGACAGCGTGCAAGTTCTTTCTGGGTCATGCCACGTTCTAAGCGGATTTTGCGTATGGTTATCATGTTGTCACCTCACTGTTCCTAACGTTCTGTTAGTATTGTAGCACACATTATGTGAGTATGTCAATGCTATTCCTAACATTTCGTTAGTATGCACAAAACGTTAGCGTTTTGATTGACAATCCTCACAAATTGTGATATTATAACAACAGACGGAGGTGATTGCCATGTTAGCAGATAAACTCAAAAAATTACGTTCAGATAGTGGAATGACGCAGGCTGAATTTGCGGACGTTTTCTCTATTTCCAATGGAACTATTGCTATGTGGGAAACAGGGAAACGAACGCCTGACATTGAGACGATCAAGCGTATTGCAAACTATTTTCACGTTTCTGTAGACTATCTTGTTGGAAACGAAACAGAGAACGAAAAAGACCCAGTGTCAGAAAACGACATCAAATTTGCCTTATTCCACGGTGCTGAGGGAATCACCGATGAAATGTATGCAGAGGTCAAGCAGTTTGCTGAAATGGTCAAGCTGCGTGAGGAAAATAAGCGAAAGGATAAAAAATGAACCTCGATGATCTATATCATATTGCAGACGTTGAAAATATAGAAGTCATACCGTTTCCGCTTCCAAAGACAAAATCCTTGTCGATACAGACAGATGATTTTGATTGCTATATTGGCATGGACGACAGCGAAATGCCAACCAATGCAGAAAAAAAGACCCGGCCCGCTCATGAGCGGGGCCACTGCACACAGGGTGCATTTTATAATCGTTGGAGCAACTTTGATTTGATCAGTCGCCACGAATACCGTGCTGACAGATGGGCTTGTGAACATCTGATTCCGAAAGAAGAAATGGAAATTGCTATGAAAAAAGGGTATTGTGAAGTTTGGCAGCTTGCAGAATACTTCGATGTGACGGAAGAACTGGTGCGAAAAGCGTGCTGGATCTATTTTGATAAGATTTTTTGAGATGAAACGGGGTAAAATACAATGATGAATACATTGGGATTGACAGAGCAAGAAAAAATAGCTCTGAAAATAATAGAAAAGGCTTTTGAATCGAATAACTTGGATTTTGCAAAAATCTCGTTGGATCGCAGAAGTTCCAGCTATCTTTCTTTATTGACAAAAGAAGAATGGGAGCCGGGTGCTGATTTTTGCAGATTAAAAGCTGGTGTAAAATCTGTATGGATTTCTCTGGATACTTGGTGTTGTCCGAAAGAATTTACTTCGAGTGACCGATTCTCTAATGTTGTAAATAAGAATCAGAGGCATTGGAAAATAGATTTGCCTTCTTTGAACAGCATTGCTGAAATTTGCGATCTAATCATAGATGTGTACTTGTATTCTATCGGGGAATTTCCTTTAAAGAATGCATTGCAAACTTCTGATCTTACTGAAGAAAGTACTTCCAATAGTCAAAGTACATACAGAAAGAAAGGGCATCGCTTAACAACATTACCGCAGGATTATGTGGTGATTGATTTGGAAACAACAGGCTTAGATACAAGATTCTGCGAAATTATTGAACTGTCTGCTGTCCTTGTACGTAATGATGAAATCGCAGATATTTTCCATTCTCTTGTGAAGCCAGTTGAAAAAGTGGGGGAGTTTGTTGAAAGTTTAACGGGAATTACAAACGAAATGCTGACAAATGCACCTAGTGTAGATGCTGCACTTCCAGAGTTCCTACGTTTTGTTGGAGATAACATTGTAATAGGTCATAATGTTAATTTTGACATCAATTTTATCTATGATTATAAAATGAAAATCGATGGCAATCCATTTCGCAATGATTATGTTGATACTCTGCAAATTGCAAGAAAAGCATTGCCGCAATTATCGCATCACCGCTTAAAAGACATTGCTGAGTATTTATCCTTTGATTTTGCTACACAGCATAGAGCAACCGAAGACTGCATGATGACATATCAATGTTATCTGAAATTAAAAGACATTGTAATTGAAAATGGTATCGATTTGACTAGCTTAAAAAAGGATCACAACAAGATAAAAGCCAAAAATGTACTGGCTGCTACTGAAAATTTTGACGAAAACCATTTGCTGTTTGGAAAAGTTTGCGTTTTCACAGGAAAGCTTGAAAAAATGGATCGTGCAAAAGCAATGCAAATTGTTGCAAATATCGGCGGGATCAATGCAGATAACGTTACGAAAAAGACGAATTATTTGATACTCGGAAACAACGATTTTTGTAGTTCACTAAAAGGCGGGAAAAGCTCGAAACAAAAGAAAGCAGAAAAGCTTGCATTAGAGGGGCAAGATATTCAGATTATATCTGAGAATGTATTCTATGAGATGATTTCAGAATCACAGGGATAATCTATGAAATACTGTATGAATTGCGGTACGCAAAATGAGGATGGAGCAAAGCATTGTACCAACTGCGGCAAAGCATTCCCAGCTCCGCAGCCAGACTTTATCGCTCCGAATCTTCCGGATCCGGATGACTGGCAATGGGATAAGTCGAAAAAACGGCATAAAAAATCCCACCATTCGTCAGGGCGAAAAGTGGGTGCCGGGTGTGGCTGTCTGGTCGTTATTGTTGTAGTTGCCGTTGTGATCACAGCGTTGTGTATGCTGTTTTCTAACGGAAAAAGCAAAAATGATGCTGCTGTAAAGCCACAGTTCAGTTCTCAAGCAGAACAGCCGGCTGACAGCGGTGTGATTTCTCCGGAACTGTTTCGGGGTATTCTGGAAGATTCGTTTCAAAACCAAGAGGAGTTGTCTGATGTATCTGTACAGTATGACAGCGATCTGAATTATTACACGATCAACCTGACAGCAGACGGCATCGTTGTAGATGTGACAAAGTCTAAGCTGACCGGGGACACCCAGAAATGGAATGAGTTGCGGTCTGGTATAGAACAAACAAGCAATGCTCTATATGAAAAATCAAAAGAATATGGCATCAACGCATCTATTTGCATCAATGTAATGAATGACATGAGCAGTGACAAAGTGCTGTTGTCCGTTATAAACGGCGCAACGTTGTATGATTGCATGGAGGAATGAGGTGATTGCATGGGCAGACCGAAAAAGGAAAAGCCCAATCGCGCAAACGGCATTTATGAAGTTAAAGTCACGATCGGACATGATCCCATGGGCAGACCAATCCGAAAATCATTCTACAGTAAAATCAGTAAGGAAGCTGCCAAAGCCAAAGCAGAACAGTTCAAAGTAGATCAGGCTGTGTATGACATTACCGGAGAAACACCGCAGTCAAATGACATTGCTTTTTCTGCGTGGGCAGAAAAAGTTCTGGAATCTCTAAAAGGGACGGTTAAGGACAGCACTTATGACTTTCATTATTGCATTCCTGTCATGAAACACCTGATTCCATATTTTAAGTCTGCTAGAATGAATCGAATCCGACAGATTGATATACAGAATTATTTTAACAGTATACAGCATGATTACTCATTAGAAACAATGAAGATACACAAAATGATCTTGCATAAAATATTTGAATCTGCCGTGCAAAATGATATTATTCATAAAAATCCATGTGATAGCATTAAGCTAATCAGCAAAAAAGAAAAAACGAAAAAGAACACCTATACACAAGAACAATGTGATCTTGTCATGCGATATGCAACAAGTCACCGGTATGGGTTAGATATTATTCTAATGTTATCTTATGGCATTACACGTTCAGAACTGTTAGGAATCCAATGGGATGATATTGATATGGAAAAAATGGCATTGCACATACAGCGTGGTGTAACAGATGTCAAAAATTCTGTAACCGGAAAAATGGAAGTCGTAATTGGGAAGCCAAAGAATGATTTTCGTGACAGATTGATACCGCTGCATCAATTTGTAGTGGATCTGTTAAAGCAGCGAAAGCACGAATCTACATTTGTGTTTTGTAACGGAAAAGGAAACGCACAAAGCCCCAGAACATGGAGCAGACGGCACTATGATGTGTTTATGCGTGATATGCACAGTTACTATGCAAAGCAAAAAATTGATGTGCCTATCTTGAAGCCGCATGAACTACGACATACTAGGGCAACCCTGTGGGTCAACAGCGGTGCAAATTTGTTTGCTATTGCAAATGTTCTCGGTCATGCAGATCTGGAAATGTTGCGAAAGAGATACGCCCATAACGATGTAGAAGCAACCCGAAAATTGCTGAAATTCGATCAGAAATAGTACGACACTGGTACGACATTCATTTCATTTTTTCTTATTTTATCTTATTTTTATTTGCAGTGAAAAAACGCTAAGGAACTGTATTTTCACGATATTATGACAATTTTCCGCTGCCGTTTAGTGCTTTGGGGTGGTAGAGGCCGCCCGTGCAAGTCGGGTCACTCAGACCAGAATCAACACGCAGTTTCGAAGATTTTTCGGAACTGCG